GGCCAGAACCGGCTGCTTGCGCGTCCAGTCGAAACCCAACCCATTACGACGAGGACCAGATCATGTCCACGAGTGTCATCAACGCCTATTCCAGGGATTACGGCGCCCAGGTGCATGCCGCCTTCCAGCGCCAGGGCACCAAGCTGCGCAACACCGTGCGGACGCGCAACAACGTCACCGGCGCCATCGCGGTGTTCCAGAAGGTCGGCAAGGGCGCCGCCGGCACCAAGGCCCGCCACGGCAAGGTGCCGGTCATGAACGTCGACCACCAGACGGTGGAATGCCAGCTCTACGACTATTACGCCGGCGACTGGCTGGACAAGCTGGACGAACTGAAGATCGAGCACGACGAGCGCGCCGTGCTGGTCAATGCCGGCGCCTACGCGCTGGGCCGCAAGACCGACGAACTCATCATCGCCGAACTGGACAAGTCCACCAACCACGCGCTCGACGACGGCGCCACCGGCCTGACCAAGGACAAGGTGCTGGCCGCCTTCGAGACGCTGGGCGAGGCCGACATTCCCGACGACGGCGAGCGCTATGCCGTGGTCGGCTGGAAGCAATGGTCGGAACTGCTGCAGATCGAGGAGTTCTCCGCCGCCGACTATGTCGGCGACGACGATCTGCCGTGGAAGGGCACCCAGGCCAAGAACTGGCTGGGTACCCTGTGGATGCCCCATTCCGGCCTGACCAGGACCGGCAACGTGCGGCGCTGTTTCTGGTACCACAAGACCGCCATCGGCCATGCCGTCGGTTCCGAGGTGAAAAGCGAGATCACCTATCACGGCGACCGCGCCGCGTGGTTCGTCAACAACATGATGTCGCAGGGCGCGGCGCTGATCGACGCCGCGGGCGTGGTCAGCCTGCCCTGCCTGGAAGCGTAAAGGAGCGCGACCCATGGCCTATCAGTCCAAGGATCTCTCGGTGCTGGCCTATGCCAACGGCTTCACCCTGTGGCACTACGCCACCCCCGACGCCGCCGGCGCGGTCGGCGCCAGCGGCTATTTCAACGCCGCCGCCGACATGCTGCGGGTGGGCGACATCGTCATCGCCAACGTGGACATTGCCGGCGCGCCCAAGGGCGGGCTGTTCCTGGTCTCCACCGCCTCGTCCGGCGTGGTCGACGTCAACGACATGACCCAGATCGGCGCCGCCGATTCCAACTAGGGGTGTCTTCCAGCGGGCCGGCCCGAAGACCGGCCCGCGGCCTTTCCGGGAGGGAACGTCCATGACCGCCACCGCGTCCCTGTGCCCCGTCTGCTACCGCGAGGTGCCCGCCGGGCTGTTCCTGCGCGACGGCGCGGTGTGGATGCGCAAGGCCTGTCCCGTCCATGGCGGGACGGAAGCCATGGTGGAACGCGACGCATCGTTCTGGCGGGCCTGCCAGCAGAGCGGGCGCGGGTCGTCGCGCGCCGTCTACGACCAGATCTCGCTGATCGAGGCGACCGACCGCTGCAACCTGGCGTGCCGGCACTGCTATCACCAGCCCGACACGTCCTCGGCCGACCGGCCGGCGGACTGGATCGTCGCCAAGGCCATGGCCGCCCCCACCGCCAATGTCTGTCTGATGGGGGCCGAGCCGACCATGCGCGACGACCTGGCGGCGATCGTCGAGGGCATCCGCCATGGCGGCAAGGCGCCGCTGATCTACAGCAACGGCATCCGCCTGGCCGATCCGGCGCTGGTCGACGCGCTCGCCTCGGCCGGGCTGGACGGCCTGTCGCTGTCGCTGCACGACGGCGCCTATCACGGCCCCAAGCCCTTCGCCAAGGTGCTGAAGGCGCTGGAGAACGTGGTCGCGGCCGGGCTGCCGCTGGGGCAGGTGTCGTTCACGGTGGACGATCTCGAATCCGGCCTGCGCCGGGCCCTGGGCCACATCCTGGATCTGTCGGCGCAGGGGCTGGCGCCCACGGATTTCTGCCTGCGCACGCCGGCCCCCATCGGCAGGGCGTTCGAGGGTGGGCGCCTGTTCGTCTCGGACGTCTTCGCCGCCGTCAACGCCCTGGCCGTCGAGCGGGGACTGGCCCTGGAACTGGACCCGGCGGCGGACAGCAATCCCCATCACGTGCGGGTCCGCTTCAGCGGCGTGTCCATCCAACTGATCCACTGGCCCGACGTCTCCAACATCGACCTGCGCTTCATGGGCATGGGGCCGTGGGCGTCGTTCATCGACGGCACCTTCGGCAGCTTCGCCCATCAGGCGATCCTGCGCGACGGCCTGAAAAAGGGCTGGTGGCAGGGCCGGCGCCTTGCAGGGGACTGACTTCGAACCACGAAAGGAAATCCGCCATGGCTCTGTCGGCCATCGCGCTGTGCTCGCGCGCGCTGCTCAAGATCGGCGCCGCCACCATCGCCTCGTTCGACGAGGGGTCGGCCGAGGCCGAGGTGGCGGCCAACCTCTATCCCCCGGTGCGCGACGCCCTGCTGTCGGCGCATCCGTGGAGCTTCGCCACCGGCCAGACCACGCTGCCGCGCCTGGCCGCCCTGCCGGTGGCCGATTACGCCCATGCCTACCAGTTGCCCGCCGATTTCCTGCGGGCGCTGTCGGCGGGCATCGGCGGGCGCGGCTTCGGCATCGCCTACCGCATCGCCGAGAAGCGGCTGCACACCGATGCCGGCGAGGCGGTGCTGACCTATATTTTCCGTCCCGACGAACTGACCTTCCCGCCCTTCTTCGCCCAGGCGCTGATCGCCCGGCTGGCGGCGGAATTCTGCATCCCGCTGACCGAAAGTTCGGCGCGGACGGAGCTGCTGTACAAGCTGGCCGAGGACGAGTTCCGCCGCGCCAAGCTGGCCGACAGCCAGCAGGACACGCCGCTGGCCATCACCCACTTCCCGCTGGTCGAGGTGCGGTCATGAGCGTCACCACCGTCAAGACCAATTTCACCGCCGGGGAACTGAGCATGGACATGCTGGGGCGCGGCGACCTGTCGGCCTATGCCAACGGCGCGCTTCGCCTGCGCAACGTGTTCATCGCCCCGGTGGGCGGGGTGTCGCGCCGGCCGGGCCTGCGCTATGTCGGCACCGCGCGCGGGCCGGGACGGCTGGTGGCCTTCGAGTTCAATTCCGAGCAGACCTACCTGCTGGTGCTGACCGACGGCCATGCCGACGTCTATGCCGGCGGGGCCCGGGTGGCCGATTTCGCCACGCCGTGGAGCGAGGCGCAACTGCGCCAGATCGCCTGGACCCAGACGGCCGACACGCTGCTGGTGGTCCATCCCGACGTGGCGCCGCGCAAGATCACCCGCACCTCGCATGTGGACTGGCAGGTGACGGACTGGGCCTTCCACGAGAAGGACGGGGTGATCTTCCAGCCCATCCACAAATTCGCCGACGACGGGGTGACGCTGCAGCCTTCCGCCACCTCGGGCACGGTGACGCTGACCGCCTCGGCCCCGGTGTTCGTGGCCGGGCACGCGGGCCTGCGCTTCCGCCTGCAGCAGAAGGAGGTTCAGATCGCCGCCGTGGCCTCGGCCACCCAGGCCACCGCCCTGGTCAAGCAGACGCTGGTGAACGCCGCCGCCACCACCGACTGGGAGGAACAGGCGCTGTCGCCGGTGCGCGGCTGGCCGGTCTCGGCCTGCTTCCACCAGGACCGGCTGGTCATCGGCGGTTCGCGCGACCTGCCCAACCGGCTGTGGCTGTCCAAATCCTCGGACCTGTTCAATTTCGACCTGGGCGAGGGGCTGGACGACGAGGCCATCGAGTTCGCCCTGCTGTCCGACCAGGTCAACGCCATCCGCGCGGTGTTCTCGGGCCGCCACCTCCAGGTCTTCACCTCGGGGGCGGAATGGATGGTCTCGGGCGATCCGCTGACGCCGGGCAACATCCAGCTTCTGCGCCAGACCCGCGTCGGCTCGCCGGTGGACCGGCAGGTGCCGCCGCGCGACGTGGACGGGGCCACCCTCTACGTCTCGCGCAACGGCAGGGATCTGCGCGAGTTCCTTTATGCCGACGTGGAACAGGCCTATCAGTCCACCGACCTCGCCATGCTGGCCAAGCACCTGATGAACGCGCCGGTGGACCTGGACTACGATTCGGGACGGCGGCTGTTCTACGTGGTCATGGCCGATGGCGGGCTGGGCACCGTCACCATCTACCGCTCGGAAAAGGTCACCGCCTGGACGGGGCACGACACCGACGGCGCCTTCACCTCGGTGGCGGTGGTGGAAGACGACGTCTACGTGCTGGTACGACGCGGCGGTGCGACCCTGATCGAGCGCTTCGATCCGGCGCTGTCGCTGGACAGCGCCATGGAAGGGGCCGGCGCAACGCCGAAACTCACCTGGAGCGGCCTCGGCCATCTGGAGGGCCGCGAGGTCCGCATCCTGGCCGATGGCGGCGCCCTGGAGGAGGCGGTGGTGGCGGGTGGCGCCGTCACCCTGCGCGAGCCGGCCTCGCGGGTCCAGGTGGGCCTGGCCTTCACCCACGTGATCGAGCCGCTGCCGCCGGTGGTGCAGACCGCCGGCGGCAGCGGTCCGGGCGCGGTGGTGCGGCTGGTCCGCGCCCATTTCCGCCTGCTCGACACCCAGGCCCTGCACATCGACACCGGCCGCGGCCTGAATCCCATCCCGTTGCGCCGGTTCGGCCGCCACCGGTTCGACGCGGCGCCGCCCAGCTTTTCCGGCGACGTGCAGATCCGCGCCATCGGCTGGAAGCGCGACGCCTTCCAGCCGTTGTGGCGGGTGGCCGGCGACGTGCCTCTGCCGTGCACCCTGCTGGCGGTGGCCACCGAGATGAAGGTCGCCGATTAGCGAAGGAACAGATCATGACCGAGCACATCCAGATCAACGACGTGGCGCCGCGCATCCATTACGTGGCCGACGGCGTCCAGGCGGCGTTCAGCTATCCCTTCGCCATCTTCAAGGACGGCGACATCGAGGTGTGGCTGGACGACCAACGCCAGACCGGCGGCTTCGGCGTTTCCGGCGCCGGCATCTCCACCGGCGGCTCGGTGCTGCTGGCGTCGCCGCCCCCGGCCGGCACCTGCGTCACCCTGCGCCGCCGTCTGGCACTGGAGCGCACCACCGACTACCAGGCCGACGGCATCATCCGCGCCAAGACCCTGAACGACGAACTGGACTATCAGGTGGCGACGCTGCAGCAGGTGGCCGAGGACGTGGGGCGCGCGGTCAAGCGGGCCTCCACCTCGGGCTCGCTGGCCGACCTCACCCTGCCCGAACCGGTGGCGGGGCGCGCGCTGAAATGGGACGGGGCGGCCGGCGCGCTCACCAACACGGCGGTCGATCCCGATTCCCT